GGCTCCTCCTTCAATTGTCGATGCGGGCACCAGCTGGTTGGGGCAGAATTATCCTTCTGTGCTGCTCTGGGGCGCGCTGGTTGAAGCCTCCGTATTCCTTAAAGGTGAAGCGGATATGACGCAGAACTACCAGACCAAGTACGATGAAGCCATGATGTTGCTGAAACAACTTGGAGATGGCAAAAACAGGGAAGACAATTTCAGAACCGAACAAGTGAGACAACCTGTACAATGAACGAAGAAGCAAAAGAAGTGGACTACAACATTCCACAACCTGAATTTACGCTCAACAGTGTGACGGTCACTGCCGATTCTGTTGAGTATGATCTTGAAATTTCTGAAGAGGTATAGTAATGGCTATCACACAGGCTCTCGCTTCCACGTTCAAACAACAAGTCCTTGAAGGGTTACATGACTTCGCCGCTTCGGGTGGAGACACTTTCAAGATCGCGCTCTATACCTCCTCAGCCAATCTGGATTCAGCCACTACGGTCTATACGACTTCGGGAGAATCTTCTGGTACGGGGTACACTCCGGGTGGTGAGACGTTGGCTAATGTGGGTGTATCACTCTCTGGCACCACCGCTTATCTTGACTTTAATGATGTAACGTGGTCTGCAGCGACAATTTCAGCTGCCGGGGCTTTGATTTACAACTCTTCGCAGGGAAACAAGGCTGTAGCCATTCTGAGCTTTGGGGCAACCTATTCAAGCACGAATGGCAATTTCACGGTCACTTTCCCTGCCGCGACGAGCACCACTGCAATAATATTGTTAAACTAACCTAAGCGCACAAGGGGCGGCGGGAACCGCCCCGAAGTGCTACACCACCAATCTGAAGAGGAGATTGAAGATGTTTGAGCAGTATATTAGCTATGAAGAAGCGATGCAAATGTTTAGCTACGACCCCCTAACCGGGGAAGTGACGTGGAAGGTTCAAAGGCGATGGGTTAAACCGGGCAGGCGAGCTGGCACAACTGGAAAAACAGGGCATAGATACATAACAGTTTTTGGGAAACGTAGAACAGAACACAGGTTGGTATGGTTGCTAGCATACGGGTATATGCCCAAGTGCCAAATAGATCATATAAATAAAGACAGAGCGGATAATAGGTTAGCAAATCTTAGGTTAGCCCCAAATAATCATTCTGATAATGCTCAAAATCAATCCATAGCTAAGAATAATAAGTCAGGCGTTGTTGGAGTGATGTGGCACACCAAGATGCAACGATGGCAAGTCCAGATAGGCATAAACCATAAAAAAGTGTTTCTAGGGACATTTACAGATTTCAATGACGCAGTTGCCGCACGTAGGGCCGCCGAGTTAAAGTATTTCACATTTGCTAATCCATAGAGGATAGACACCATGCCACAGATGCAAAACCGTGTACAAGAGACAACCACCACGGGTGGCACGGGTACTCTCACTCTATCTGGAGCCGTTACTGGCTATATAACTTTTGCCTCTGGTTTCTCCACAGGTGCCTCGCTGTTTTATACTGTAGATAATGGCGTTGGCGAGTGGGAAATCGGCATAGGTACACTGGTTACTACAGGTACGCTATCTCGTACTACGGTCATTGCCTCATCTAATAGCGGTGCGCTAGTCAACTTTTCTTCCGGTACTAAACGAGTATTTTGCTCCGCGCCCACGCGCTCCCTCGTACCGGATCAGGATAGCAACAGCGGAAAAGTCCTCACCACAGACGGCACCAACCCCGCTTGGACCCAGACGCTTAACGGCATTACTATCGGTAATCTCACAGCAGCCGCAGGCGCATTCACCACTTTAAGTGCAAGTTCTACCGTGTCCGGTACAGGCTTTAGTACGTATCTCGCCTCACCTCCCGCTATCGGTGGCTCATCCCCTGCGGCGGGTAACTTCACCACGCTTTCATCTTCCAGCACGACGACTGTCGGCACTAACCTTGTTTTCTCAGGCACAGGCAATCGCATCACTGGCGATTTTAGTAATGCGACGGTTGCTAATCGAGTTGCGTTTCAGAGCAGTACGACAAATGGCAACACACAAATAACAGTTTTCCCCAATGGAACCGCTACTAACGCGGGTTTTGATTGCTATTCGAATTCTGACCCGACAAACACTTCGAGAGGTCTAATTCGTGTTGATACGGCAGGTGGGGATTTCAAAATAGATTCCACGCGAACCGGCACAGGCACCTTCCTCGCCATGACATTTTTTACCGGAGGCAGTGAGCGGGTCAGGATTAGTACGGCAGGCGTAGTCACCATCGGCAGCGCCATCAGCCTCGACCCCACGACAGCGAATGCGCTGGTGGTAAATAGCAGTGGGAACGTGGGGATTGGGGTAACGCCGAGTGCTTGGGGGGGTAATACAAGTCGTGCGCTTGAATTTGCTAACGGCGTGGCATTGTTAGGCAACTTGTCTGTGCCTGCGGCGTATTTAGTTACAAACGTATATAGTGCTAATGGAGGCTCTGTATGGACGTATAAAACAAGTGCCCCTGCAACGCTGTACCTCCAAAACGGTGGTGCTCACCTCTGGTACAACGCTCCCTCCGGTACAGCAGGAAATACAGCCACCTTCACCTCGGCCATGACCCTGACAGCGGCGGGGGATTTTATTTCAACGGTCAACGGGACTGCGCCATCATTAAGCACAAATGGCACGATGGTATTTGCATTAACCAGCAATACAAACTTACGAATATCAGTACGTGGAACGGATGGGACAACCCGAGTTGCAAACATAACACTCGCTTAATAGGAAACCACAATGGCCGATTACAAAGAAACTGACGTATCCGGGGTCGCATGGCAACGCGCTTACCAAATCCTGATCCTAAACCCACTGGACCAACCGGCGACGGTGCGGTATGACGAGGAGCAGGTGATTAACCTCAACAATGAGCAGATCAAGCAATTTGTCGGCAATCTGGGCTACACCGTAGACCCACTCGGCATCATCGAACTGCGCGACCCAGAAACCTTGGAACTGACGGGCGAAACTATCCCGGTAGCTCTGGTACACCAAGCCTTGTTCTCGGATTACATTAACAGAGCGATGGCTCGTGACGATGGGGCTAACCTAGTTCCTCCTGTTGAGCCTGTTGAGCCTGTTGAGCCGGAAGAATAAAACCTGCTACACTACCCTCTCCTTTAACAACAACTCATAGACAACTATGCAGCCTAAAATTGAAATTTCTGTAGAACTTCTGAACGCTATCCTGAACTATCTGGGTACCAAGCCTTTCGCTGAAGTAGCCGGGTTCATCAATGCAATCCAAGAGCAGGCCAAGGGCCAAGTGCCCCCAGCCGAGGAAGCTCCAGTAGAGGAGTAAGAGATGGTCACATCAAGACAATGCTTCGCAAAGTGGGGTGATCCTAACACGCGGGCGGATGAAGGCAAATATATGGTGCTGTGGGATGTGCCTTCGCATCTTGAGATAGGAGTGATCCCCAAGAAGTTGTACTGCAACAGTGCCATGATCGCCCCTTTGACCCAAGCATTTGAAAACATCATAGAGCGAAATCTTATCTCTCAGCTAAAAACGTGGGATGGATGCTTCAACATTCGTAAGAAACGCGGAGCGTCGAGCCAGTCTCTTCACGCTTGGGGTATTGCTATCGACATCAATGCCGCATGGAATGGATTTGGCAAGAAGCCTACTATGTCTCCAGAACTAGTGAAGTGCTTCACCGATGCTGGTTTTGATTGGGGTGGAGTATGGTCTAAACCGGATGGAATGCACTTCCAGCTAGCGAAGATATGAGATAGAAAAGAGGTAAATATATGAATGCAGTAGTAGATAAAATTGGAATTTCTTTAGGCGAGGCGAGCACTTGGCGAGCGATTGTCGTAATCATCACGTTAATTGGCGTACAGCTTGACCCTGAACAGACAGAGGCGATTGCCAAAGCAGGTGCCGCTTTGTTCGCAGCTTTGGGGTTGTTCTCTAAGCGCAAACCGTCCGCAGGCTAGCTAAGTAGGGTCTGGGGGTGCTGGGCTTCTCTGCGATTGCTGATTCTCCCATTGCGGACATCCGTGAAGATCAGTATTTAGTCCTCACCTCCCAGACCCTCTCCCTCACGCTCAATTCTGCTGCCGCTACCGCTGCGGCTAATGCAGCTGCTTCTTCTCAAAATCTTGTAACGACGCTTAACAGCCTGACCATTCAGGCAGCGGCTAACTATGCACTGCAGAGCCAGAATCTAGCACTTACTCTTAACTCTGTCTCTCTTTCTGTTGATGCAGTTCTCCCTGCGCTAGACTCGCAGAGTCTGGCTACTACGCTCTCCAGCGTAATTGTCGAAGTCCAACCACCGACCTTTGACTCCCAGAGCCTCACGCTCTCGCTTAATTCTGTTGCTATTGCTACAGAAGTTGATGCTCTCCTAGGCTCTCAGTCCCTTGCGCTCACGCTTAATTCGGTCACGGCTTCTGCTGCCGTAAACCTCACGGCTGACTCTCAGGCTCTCTCGCTCACGCTTAATTCGGTCACGGCTTCTGCTGCCGTAAATCTTACCGCTGCTTCTCAAAGCCTTACGCTCACACAAAACCACGTACTCAACAGTACAGACCAGACGGTAGGGGTCACAGGGTTTTCGATTGCTTCAACGCTCAACAGCTTCCGTAGTTTCTGGCTTGATGTATTCACCGTACAGATTCCAGAAATCCCCTACGACGATGCGTCCATCGCGTCAAACCCTATTTGCTACACCCCACCAGCACCAACGACAGAAACAAGTATTCAGGGAAATTGGAATGAGATCACCCTTGATGCTGTTGTCTATGGTCAGGACTGTTCGATTGGTTCGCAGCCTATTTGTGTTGGAGTCAATTACACTAACACTGAACTCCTTGTTGTAGCAGTCAACGGTGCAGGAGCCATCACTCAGATAGCTATCAAACACACGTCGCTGTACGATGAAGTGCCATCCAATCCGGTATCAGTGGTAGCTACAAATGGTGGGTCAGGCGCGACATTCAATATCGCATACACTTTGAACGTAGCGGTTGTTGTGGATATAGCCAATGCCGGTTCAGGCTATGTGGTGGGCGACACACTCTTTGTTTTAGGAGGAATAGGGTATAATCTGCCATCAACGGGTAAATATCCAGCCTCTCCGTGGAACTCAATTACGACGACACAGAACAGTAATTGGACCAACATTCCGACATAAAGGTAAAAAACAATGCCGAGTACATACAGTTCCAATCTTCGTCTTGAACTCATCGCCTCGGGTGAGCAGGCCAATACGTGGGGCAACACCACCAACACCAATCTAGGCACGTTGCTGGAAAGTTCAATCGCGGGGCGCGTTGAACTGAGTTCTGGATGGGCTTCTAACTCCCTTACGCTAAGTGCATTCAACGGCGCAAACGACCAGTCTAGGCAGATGTGTCTAGTGGTCCCGGCGATTACGATCAGTGCTAACTCCACCATTATCGTCCCTGCAAGTGCCGTCACTTCTACATCGGGCAAGCTGTATACGGTCATAAATAAGTCCCTCTCCTATTCTGTCACCATCAAATTGGCGTCTACTACGGGCGTAACGATACCGGCTAATACAGCGAAGACTGTTATCTATAATGGTACGGATTTCCAAGAAGCCTTTACTGCGCTTGATCTGCTTACGCTGACCGGCACTCCGACTACAGCAGTGCATGCTGTTAACAAAGGCTACGTAGACAACAAATTCTTCAGCCTTGCGGATAACAACACGGTCACGGGCAACACCTCATTCACAGGTACGGTAGCGCTCCCCACTGCAACTCCCACGGGCAACCAAGCGACTTCGTACAATTACGTCAACGCAAACTACCTGTGGAAAGCAGCTGGTGTAACAAGCCAGATCATGAATCCTTTCTTGCGGCTGAACTACACTCCAACCGATCCTGCTGATGCCGTACACAAAGCCTATGTAGACGCTAATTTTGTAGGCATATCCAACGTCCAGACTATCAGTGGAGCGAAGACTTTCTCCGGCAGCGTGTCTTTGAGCGGTGCGGCTACGCTGACTTTGGCCAATGCCCCTGTGTCTAATATGCAGGCCAGCACGAAGCAGTATGTGGACGACAGCGTTAACGCGGCGATTGGCAGTGCAAGCAACACTTTTGCTTTGAAATCCACTACTGTTTATGCAGGCACTGGTATTCAGATCAACGGAACTAGCTTCGGCACCCTAGGAAATGATCTAACTATCTCTGTTGTCGGCGGTGGTACGGTCACTTCTGTTACGGCTACGGCTCCTCTGGCAGTTACGGGGTCTACCGCTGTTAATCTTTCCATGCCTCCTGCTACAAGCTCCGCTAACGGTTATCTGCTCGCTACGGATTGGTATACCTTCGACAACAAGTGCAATGCCAACGGTTCAAATGCCTCTGGGGGAGCTTGGAACATCAGTATTCTAGGTAATGCCGCTACTGCGAGTTCTGTTGCTTGGACCAGTGTATCGGGTAGACCGACTGATTTAAGTTCTTTCACAAACGGCCCCGGCTATCTTTCTAGTGTCTCTTATGGGCAGGTTAGCGGTGCTCCTACTAAGCTAAGTCAGTTTTCTAATGATACCGGGTTTGTTAATGGTGGATATGTTGATGCACAAATAAATGCCCTTGCTGTGTCTATATCTGGCGATACAATGACGGGAAATTTGGCTATTTCCTCTAACTTCACAACAAATCAATATATCTCTGGTGTTTTTACTGATGGCTCAGGCAACTATTTTCCCGGTGTAGCGGCATACAGAAATGCTACGGGAAGCAACTATTCTCCTTTTGTTATTGTCCAAACAAACAATTCCGGTCCTGTTGTCAGATATAATCTAACTACAGCAGGTGCTCATCTCTTTGTAGGCAACTTATCTGTAACGGGCAATCTTTCAGCAACTGGAACAAAACCTTTCTGCATTGACCATCCTGTATTGGAAGATAAAAAGCTCTACCATGTAGCCGTGGAAGCTCCTAGAAACGATTTGTTGTATCGTGGAAAGGTAAAGTTAGCAGCGGGGCAAGCAACGGTTAACTTAGATAGCGAATCCCGTATGACTGCAGGGACATTTGTCGCTTTAACGCAAAATGTGGAAGTGGTTGGACTTAATAATGCTTCAGGGTTTGGGCGGATTAGAGCCAGCGCTGTTGTTAATGGGCAGTTCACTATTTACGCAGAAGAGGCAGACTCTACCGACGAAGTAAATTGGGTTGTGATGGCCGAGCGCAACGATAATAACATGCACGGCAATACCTTATGTGATGAATATGGTCGATTAGTCCCAGAGCAAGACAAAGAGGAGGAATAAAATGCCCCTCCAAAAAATACAACTACGCCCCGGAGTTAACAGAGAAAGCACATCTCTTGCTAATGAGGGTGGGTTTTACGCTTGCGATAAGATTAGGTTTCGCTCTGGCCAGCCTGAGAATATAGGGGGTTGGTCTTTTGCTGCGACGGATATTTATCTAGGGGCTTGTCGTGATCTGACGGAGTGGGAATCTCTAGCGAGTTCTGGCGTGTCTTTCACTCTGCTGGGTATGGGGACAAACCTCAAATACTACATTGACTCGAACCAAGAGTTCTACGATATCACTCCCATAGAGAAGTCCTTTGCAGCGGGTACAGTCTCTTTTGACACCATCTACTCAACGCTTAATGGGAACATTTCAGCCACTGCCACAGACATCATTCTCACTTCCGGTACGTCATTCAGTAGAGCCTTTCCCCTTGTTATTCGTATTGGGTCAGAGGATATCTATGTTCAGAGTGTCAGCACTAACACCTTAACCGGCTGTGTACGTGGGTACAATGGGACTACAGCAGCAGCACACAACACAGGTGCAGCGGTTACTTCACGTTGGATAATGCTTGCTTCTACCGCCAATAACTCTCAGATAGATAACTTCGTTACGATAGCGGCGGCGACAGCGTTCGGTCCCTACACGGTAGACAATCTCAACGGCAACTTTCAGATTAAGGCGGTTTCGTCTAACTACGTAGCGATTGATGTAGGGGTCTATTCGACCTCAGCTTTGACCGGACAAGGCGGTGCTAGCATTACGGCTGCTTTTGAGATTGACACAGGTGCGGCGTTTGCTACACAGGGTACAGGGTGGGGTTCGGGTATTTGGAACTCAATGACCTACGCCGCTGGGCTAGGCGCTCTGAATGAAGAGTTAGACGACTCCGAAACGACCATAACGCTTGTCGATGCCTCTACGTTTCCTTCCTCTGGGTACATCATCATTGAGTCGGAAATCATTCAGTATGCGGGCAAGAGCACTAACGATCTAACGGGATGCACACGCGGAGCGACTTCTAGTACGGCAACCTACCATGCTAATGGGACGATGGTTCGTCAGATCAACTACCAAAGCACAACACCCAGCGCGGGCAATCCGGTTCGAGGGTGGAGTACGTCTGCTGCCTTCGGGGTCAATATACCCATGCAGCTTTGGAGTTCTGATTCGTTTGGTCAGGATTTGGTGTACAACATTCGTAATGGTGGTGTGTATTACTGGACTGCAAGCACTGGGTTAACCTCCACAGGGGCCATAGACGAGCGTGGTGTTAACATCGCTAGCGTCGGTTTTGCTGCGGACACTTGGGCACCTGTGGTGGGAGCGCATGTCTTTGTTTCTGAAGAACGGCATATCGTGGTGCTAGGCACCAATGACCCAACAGCTACAGAACCCAGTGCACAAGACCCGTTATTGCTTCGCTGGTGCGAACAGGAAGACCCGTTGATTTGGGAACCGACTCCGATTAACACGGCAGGCTTTCAGCGTATGGCTTATGGGTCCAAGCTGATTACCGCAGAGAAAACAAGGCAGGAAATCCTTCTTTGGAGTGATAGCGCTCTCTACTCCATGCGCTACCTTGGCCCTCCCTACACCTTTGGGTTCAACACGATTTCTAACGAAATCAACCTAGCAGGGCCGAATGCTGTAGCCACGGCAAGTAACATCACCTATTGGATGGGCATTGATAAGTTCTATGTGTATTCTGGTCGGGTAGACACGCTCCCCTGTACGCTGCGCCAGTATGTGTTTGATGATATCAACGAAAATCAGCTAGATCAGGTCTATGCCGGGACTAACGAGAAGTTTAACGAAGTCTGGTGGTTCTACCCCTCGGCGGGGACTGCTGATTCTGATTTTCCGACAAATGACCGCTATGTAGTCTACAACTACTTGGAAAAAGTCTGGTACTACGGACAACTGCCGCGCACGGCTTGGTTTGACTCTCACATCCGTGCCTACCCTGTAGCGACTAACAACGGCATTTTGTATCTGCATGAGACTGGGGTAGACGACACTACGACGAATCCTCCAACCCCCATACCTTCTTACATTGAATCATCTGACTTTGACATTGGTGAGGGCGACCACTTCTCCTTCATCAAACGCATCATTCCCGATGTCGATTTCATTGGGTCACAGGTGAATAGCCCTTCCGTTACGATGACTGTCTCTGTAAGGAATTTTCCGGGTCAGGGATCATTTATTTCAGCGGATAGCGAAGTAGTGGCTAGTAACAAAGTGTCTCTGCAAGTGTATGATTACACTCATCAGGAATGGATACGCCTCAGAGGACGGCAGGTGGCGTTTAAGATCAGTAGTGATGCGCTAGGCATAAAGTGGCAGATGGGTGTACCTAGACTCGACCTCAGACTTGATGGCAGACGCTGACCTTGCGCATCTGGGCTAATATCTATAAAATGAAGCTCCTCACATCTAGGAGTTTTGAAATGCCTAAGAAATTTGATAGAGTCGGGATGGTGTATGGAAGACTTACAGTGCTTCGTTTTCATGGACATAATGCACATAAGCAGCGACGTTGGGAGTGCCTTTGCGAATGCGGTAATGCTGTTGTGCTAACAGGTGGGGCGCTAACTACAGGGAACACTGTCTCTTGCGGGTGCTATCTCAAAGAGCGTATAACTAAGCATGGCGGATATAAAAAGAGTTCTTACAACACATGGCGCGGCATGATGCGCAGATGCTATAACCAGAAAGATAAGGATTTTCCAAAATATGGCGCTGTTGTTGTGGATGTTCAACCATCATGGCATGACTATCTTAGTTTCGCAGAAGATATGGGTGAGCCAGAAGGTGATCAGACTTTGCATAGGATAGACCCGTATGGCAATTACACAAAAGAAAATTGTAAGTGGGCGTCTCCTACAATACAAGCTAGAGAAATACGTATATCTAAACGCAATAAAACAGGGTATATAGGGGTACGCCAAAATAAAGATGGCACGTTTATGGCTAAAGTCACTGTAAAAAACAAAGCGTACTATTCAAAATGTTATAAATCGATAGAACAAGCTATAATCGCGCGTAAAGAGCTAGAAGAAAAATATTGGTAATGAGTAAAACAGGCAACATCCCCCCTCCTCCGGTTCTGCCTCTAGCTCCGCTAGAGTATGACATTCAGTTCCAGAACAACTTAGTGCGTTTGGTCAACTACTTCATAGAACAGGTAGGCAATCCGGGCGACGTGCGGTGTACCTCGTTAGTCGTAGCCAATTTCAATTCAGACGGTAATGCGTTCTCTGCGGCTCCTCCTACACCCATAGCGGCTACTGCTCTGCAGATAGATTTGTTCTACACGATTGTCACAGTGGGCACTACAGACTTCACATTGGTCGGAGCCGCCGACAATAACCTAGGCACTACATTCAAAGCGAATGCCACAGGCACAGGCACAGGCACAGGACGAGTCATTACCGGCTCTCCACATGGCACCGTCTGGCGCGACACCGCTGATGACAACACACTGAAAATCGTACCGTAAAAGAGAATACTCATGCCAAGATTCAACTCAACTGCCAATGGTCTAGCCTCTCTGGGACGTAACGGAGACACGATGCTCATGCACGTGAATCCTCAAGAAGTGGCTGGACTCTCTGCTCTACTTGGTTCCGAACCTACGGTGAATCCTGACACGGGCCTGCCTGAAGCGTTTAATTGGAGCAGCATTATCTCTGGCCTGATGGGGAATACGATTGGCCTAGTTAATAGCGCTGCTGTCAAGGATGCTGCAGAAGAAGTGTTAGATGCAGGGGACTGGTGGGCAGAGCCTTTAGGTTTGGGTCTTTCGAGTCTGGTAGGCGCAGGTACAAACGCCGCCACTGCTGCTGCCACTGCCGGTTTGACAGGAGGTAATGTAGGGGACGCCGCTAAAGCAGCGGGATTGACTGGAGCCGCAACAGGCCTTTATGGTGGGTTGGAAGCTGAGAATATATTGGGGCAACAGCCGAGAACAGCAGAACAGACAATGGATGATTTGTTCTACGAGGGGCCAGAAAAGGCGCAGTCCGCAGGTTTTGGTGACAGATATCTCAGCAATCTTGGCCGCGCATGGGATACCAATGTCACAAACAAAGGCGGTTTCAAGAACTTCCTCTCTGAACACGGGCAACCCTTAATGCTGGCTGGTGGTATGCAGTCTGCGCTTGAGCAAAACTTCGGAGCAGATGAACTGGCAAAAAAACAAAAAGAAAGGCAGATGCGGTTATTTGCCGATGCAGGGCTTGATCCTTTCAATCTCATGCGGTCTTACTCTTTCACCACTCGTGGTACTGGGTATGCAGGAGGCGGGGCTGTAGGTTACGCGACAGAATTTGGGCTTCCTACACAGGTCACTATCCCTGAAAGATACATAGATGAATTGAAAAAAGCAGGAGGTATCGCCGCGCTAGGTATGACTAACCCAACAGGTCACGCGCAGGGTGGGTACATAAACATGACTCCTTTTAACCCACAAGAGCATTACCCACAGTCGATGATTGATAAGGCCAAGCCTTATGCCGCTGCCGCTCCACAACGTCATGAGGTCGTAAAAGGCTATGAAGATGGTGGGTTTGTAGAGGGTGACGGGGACGGAATGTCCGATGACGTGGAGGCGGTTCTTGAGGGGGAAGAAGAGATTCGTGTAGCCGATGGAGAGGTCATTATTCCCAAGGCTATCGTAGACATGTTTGGTGTTGAAGCTTTAGATAATATGCTCAAACGTGTTAGAATGGCAGCATACGGAACGGGTAAACAAGTTAAACAGGATGCTGGCAAAGAAGTCGTACTGGATATGCTGGACTAATGAACGCAGTAGAGAAAGTAAAACCCGAAATCGCTGATCTTCAACAGGCTATGGCAGACGCAATCGCGTCTGGAGATCAGGTAGAAATCAAGGGCGACACTGAGCATTTCATTGTTCCCGGTCTGCTCTATGGGCGCAGGACGAATGTCCCTGCCGGTGCCACAATTATATCAGCGGTTCATAAAGTTCCTCATATCACTATAGCTCTGAAAGGTATCGCCACGGTAGTTGGAGAAGATGGAGAAAAGCGGGATGTGTTCGCCCCCAACGTCTTCGTCACCCCTGCCGGTGTACAAAGAGCCATCTACGCCCATACTGAAGTGGAATGGTTGACTGTCCATGCCTGTGAAGAAACGGATGTGGATGTGATTGAGAAGCTGCTGACGTGTAGTTCAATGGACGAGTATAAAGCAGGACTTTTGGAGAACTAGCATGGCGTTTATTGTATTGGGTTCGATTGGTTCTGCTCTCGCCTCGGGGCTTGCTGCTGTTGGTCTAGGTACAGTGGGTACGGCAGCGGCAGCGGGATCAGGTATAGCTGGGGCAGTGGGTACAGCGGCGGGAGCCGCGTCTGGTATAGGCTCAGGCATTGCTGGGGGTATCGCCTCTGGACTGGGGGCTCTCGGAATGGGTACAGCCGCTGCGCCTTCCGCTTTGGCCTCTGCTATAGGTACTGGAGCAACCACCGCTGCGGGCGGTGCGGGTATGGGTGCGGCTTCTTCTGCTGCGATGGGGGGTGATCCCGGTCAAGGCGCTTTGATGGGCGGACTCACTGCAGGTGCTATGAGTGGTATTGGCGGATTGATGGGCGGTGCTAGTGGCAGTGCTGGTAGCGCTGTGGGAGATGGATTAACTACAGCTAGCGAAGCTATGCTGAACCCTACGGCAGCTGCAGCTGCTCCCGGTGCTACTACTGTTGGTGATGTAGCTACACAAACGGCTATGGGGCAAACGGGTGCAGCCATTCCAGAATTAGCAACGCAAGCGGCGGCTCCTACGTCTTCTCTCTTCGGCGGTTTTGGTGGCGATCTAACTGAGATGGCTGTTAAAGAAGGCATGGGTATGATGAAGCCCGAAGAAGGCCAAGTTAGAGTCCCGCGTAGTGGCGGTGGAGGCAGACCCAAATCTCGTTACGATGAAGAGCAAGAGCAGGGCATGGGAAATCCTTTTGCTAATCCTTTTGCTGGCTTTGCCGAAGGTGGACTGACTACGCTTAAAGGCGGTGGGATTTCTATGCGAGAGGGGCAGTATGTCGTCCCTGCCGACGTTGTGAGTGCTATCGGTAACGGATCATCCAAAGCAGGGGCAAAGTTTCTGGAGCAAGCCTTCAATCACTACATTCAAAATGGTCCCCCGGAAGGAGTAAAACCTCAGAAACGTGCCGGTAGCCTAGCTGAGCAACGTATGCAAGAAAGAGTGCAGAGGGAAGCCGCTTGAGTCTTGTTGTACAAATAGTACCTTTAGAGTATGTTCACTCTGTCTTTGAGCACGTGATGGAGTACATAGACAATGCCCTGCAGTATTCTCACGGTGACTACACTCTGGACGAAGCGCGAGTATACATAGCGAATGGTGACTGGCAGTTGATGATTGCAGTAGATGAAGACAACTCTGTGCATGGCTGTGCGGTTATCTCTTACTTCAATCGTCCTAGAGCGCGGGTTGCCTATGTGATCGCGGCAGGGGGCAAATTTATTACGGACAAGGATGTAATACAACAGTTTTTCGGTTTGCTGAAAATGCACGGAGCCACGTGTGCAGAAGCCGCCACTAGAAATGCTATGGCTAAGTTGTTAAAGCGCTGCGGGTTTGCTGAAAAGTACCGCATTGTCGAATGTGAACTTTAGAATTTAAGAGGCTAATTATGGGCGGTCAAGCAGCTATACCTACAGAAACTCAATCCATCCAAGCCTATAATCCGAATGCGCTGGATTGGGCTAACTTTGCGCTGAAGCAGCAGATGCAGGGATTGCAGATGCAGTATTACACTCCATTGCTCAAAGACACGATGGAGAAGCGCAAGCTGTATAAAGGTGTGGTAAACAACGACCCAGAAGCCCTGCGCCAGTTTTCTGGTATGCCCAAGGGTGCTACACCGCAGCAAGTCCTAGACCGTATCAACGCCTATCGCGGCAGAGGAACACCGAATCCTCTCATGCCCAATCCGCAGATGCCTTCGGCTATGGGTGCCCCTGATGCTTACACACAGGCGCGGCAGAATAAGTTGGCGCAAAGTCGTGACATGGCGGACCTCATGGGTGTCAGAAACCCCTATGCAGAAGACCCCGGTAAGATCGACACGGCTGTTCAAAAGATGGCTGAAATAGATAGGATGGTGCAGCAAAAGAGAAACCTGAGCCAAGACATGGCGAACCTTGTAGGCGTACAAAACCCCAACCTGCAGAAAAAAGCAGCGGGTGGCATCATGCAACTCAAGGGGTACAAAAATGGTAAACAGACGAAGAAGACTGCGGAACCCAAAGCAGAAAAAGCTAAACCCGGCCTGAATCAAGACCAAGCGGCGTTTGTTCAGCAGATGGGTAAGTTGATGGAATCAGGCAAGACGCCTACTCAGGCTCAACAGGATAGGCTCAATAAGATTGAAGGGCTTACGGGTCGGGATGTATCCCCCTATTCCACTGCAGGTACTATAGCTCCGACGAACAAAGGTGTCGCTAACGCGGCTACTCGGATGAGTACGGCGTTTAATAAAGGACAGGGAACTACAGAAGAAACCAAAGAACCCACACCCAACGTAGTCAGTGAGATGGGGCAGTTTCCTAGGACTCCGGGCGTTAAAATTGATCCTAATAACCCACTTGCCCCGCCAGAATATACCAATCCTTGGATCAACACTGCTCTTAATTACGCTAACCAAATGCAAGCTCCTTCCGAGTGGGGTCAAGCGAGTGGTATGTTTGGCACAGCGGCACAAGGGCTTCAAGGATTAGCAGGGTACACTCCTCAGCAGGTAGCCTACAGTAATGCGGCGGCACAACAAGGTGCGGCTGAAAGAGCCGCTGCTTCCCAAATGGGGTCTATTGCCGATGTCAGTGCTGATCGTGTAAATCTGGGTCAGTACAATATCAACGCGGCACAAATGCAGCGACCAGAGGATGTAGCCGCTAGAGAGATCGAAGCTAAGAATATCCTAGGCGCTCAGATGCAACGCCCAGAAGATGTACAGGCGCAAGCATTACAACGCTATCAGATGGACGCTACGGCTCCTATTTCTACTCAAGACCTTGAAGCCTTCCAGATGGCAGGGCCGGGGTCTTGGACGGATGAGGGGGTATCTTCCAAGTATATGAGCCCCTACATGCAAGGGGTTGTCGATATTTCCAAGCGCGAGGCAGAGCGCGACTATACCAAGCAGATGAATGCGCTGGCAGCTAAGGCTAAGTCAGCAGGTGCTTTTGGTGGTGCTCGTCAAGCCTTGGAGCGGTCTGAAGCGCAGCGTAACTTTAATCAGCAGTTGGGAGATATCCAGACTAAAGGAATGCAGCAGGCGTATGAGTCTGGTCGTTCTCAGTATGGGCAGGAGCTAAGCCTCTCCCAGCAGGCAGGTTTGCAGAATCTTCAATCTAAACTGAGCACTCAGTCTCAATCCTCACAACAGGCACTGCAGGCGATGCTCTCTAACCAGACTATCGACTATCAAACCAAACTGCAGAATCTGCAGGCTATGCTCGGCGTACAGAGTCAAGAAGCTCAGCAAATGCTGAATGCGTCTTTGGCAAACCAACAGGTTGGGTTGACTACAAACCAACAGAACCTACAGGCAGAAATGCAAAAACAGCTTGCCAATCAACAAGCGGGCATGACCTCACAACAGGCGAACCAACAAGCATCCCTGCAAGCGGCTCTGGCTAATCAACAGTCGGGTCTTACATCAAGCCAGATCAATGCTCAGCTTGCACAACAAGCAGCGTTGGCTAATCAAGGAGTAGGTGTACAGGGCGACCTAGCCAATCAACAAGCGGCACTTCAAGCAGCATTGGCAAACCAGCAAACTCAGTTTGGTGTAGGGTCTTTGAATGCCAATCTAGCTAACCAAGTCGGATTGCAGAATGCTAGCTTGGGGACTCAGGCTTCTCTACAAAATGCTCAGTTGGGTACAAACGTCAACCTTGCCAACTCCCAATACGGCCTGCAGTCGCAGATGGCTAACCAACAAGCGGGGCTTCAAGGAAATCAGCAGAACATCGGCGCTTACAATGCGATGGGCAACATGGCTCAGGGGCTTGGTGCTATAGGCAATCAGAACGCGGCATGGCAGCAGAACCAATTTGGTAACTTTGCTAATATCGCCAACTGGACACAACAGCTTAATCAGAGTGCTTATGATAGGGAGGCAGGCTTTAACCAAGGTGTTATTGGTGGCTCTCGTATGCCCGGCCAACCTCCTGCTACACCATCATGAAAACAGCCAACGTATATGAAATAGAGCGGGCGCTTCAGCAGCCTATTACACCCCAGCAGCGGCAGACAGCCGCTGCCAATAACCCCGTCGCTGCCTTGTTAGCACAAAGGTTAGATGGTGTAGAAGGAAGTCTACGTACCAAAATGCAAACCCCTCCACCTCCACAGGGTACTGTTATGAATCAATACTACCAATGGCCTCAACAGCAATCGGAAATGGGTCTGGCTCAGCCGGGTCTTGAACAGATGGCTCAGCAGTATGCTGCCGGTGGGCTCGTTGCTTTTGCCGATGGTGGCCCTGTTTATGATGTAGATGGTGGTGATGCTTACGCTGATGGTGGCCTAGCCTCCATGCTCCCGATGGGCTACGCGGGTGAAGATGATGTGCCTGTGTTTAACGGATATGCCTATGGTGGGAATGTTCTAAAAAGCGTTTTCCCCGCTACGTTTGATGAAGACGAGTACGATGCGGGCGAAGGTGATTTTGGTGATGTAGGCTCCGGTGCTTATGGGCTGTCTGAAGAAGATGTAGCGCGGGATATAAGGGACAACGACATTGCTAGCCGTGTAGCTGAAGAAGAGGCTATGAAGCGCTACAGCGCTGGACCGGGAGATATTATTGGCACGGGAGTTGAAGGAGCTAAGAAAGTAGGCTCCGCTCTTATGGATATGGCCTTCATCAAAGACCCTGCATGGGAAGCGCGGGAAAAAGCGAAAGAGGCCGATTACTATAAAACCACCGCTCCCCCTCCTAGCCGAAGCAAACCAGCAGAGCAAGGCATAGCCGCTGTGCCTACAGAAGAGCCGGGTCTTTTGGATCGTCTAAGAACCTTGCTTCCACAGAACACTGAATCTGGCGAAGATAGAAAGCAGAAAGAAGCCGTTGCGGAGAAAGGAGCCGCAAAAGCCGCAGAAGTTGCGGCGATGGAAAAGCCTACTACGGCGAGGAGAGCCTCTGTCTCTGTGCCTTCTGCTAACCCTGTTCGTTTGGCATCTACCTCTGGTATTCCGGGGCTTGAACCTATCCCTGCTGAAGAAGAAAGGAAAAAAGTGGCCGCACAAGCAGGAAGGGAGGTAGAAGCGGAATTCAGCCAACCTTCAACTCCTGCACAAGCCCCAGAACAACGTGCTATAGCACAACAAATAGTGGAAAGCAAACTCACTGCAGATCAGCAAATCGCTGCTCTTGCCAAATACTTCCAGACCGACACCTCTGAGGCGATGCGTATCAAGGGTGAGATGGAGAAAGAGAGTGCTCATGCAGGCAATGTCGGAATCATGGCGGTACTGGCAAACGCTCTGGGTATGGGGCTAGGCACTTACGGTACAGGTGCGGCTCGCTGGGGTGCTGGTCTGATGGCAGGTGCTCAGGGAATGATGAGTGAAGAGAAAGCGGCAGCTGCAAGGCAAGACGAGATAAATAAACTACGTAGAGAGATCGCAGAGTCTCCCAATAAACAGCATAACGAAGCGGCTAAGATGTACTTTGATATTCTTAGAGAACAAGGTAAGTTAAGGAGCGCCGAAGACATTGCTAGAGCGAAAGCTATACAGCAACAGAAAATGGCGGAGTACAACGCCGCTAATAAAGAGAGCCAATTCGTTAGAAGTGAATCAGGTAAAAACGCTCGTACAGCGCGGATGGTAGGTACTAGAGAGCAGGCGGAAATGAATGAAAAGATGAAAACCGCTCAGAACCTAGAGCGCTATTACAGAGACAGCACTGACTACCGAATTGCTTCGGAGGAAGAAAGGATACGCAGAATTGCTGAGATTTATGCTGGGCAGGGCTTAACTCCTCCGGGGGCGGTGAGCAGTCAAGGTGCAGGAATGCGCCCCATTATTACTCGTAGTGGTATACAATCTCCCTCTGCTCCGTAACTTTTCTCGTGACATCCTATGGCTACAAACACAGGCTTAGCAGCGCTTTTTGATCCTTCTTACCAGACGGGTGATCCAGAACTAGATGCGCTGTTTGGCCTGACAGGTCAGCCAGTAGAAGACCTTCCTCCGTTAAGGTATCCAGAACGAGGGGAGATAGCTGGGATAGAAGCGCCGGTAAGAGGTGAAGCCCCATTACCAATAAAAACAGGGAAAGGGGGTAAAGGCACAGAGAACCTCAAGTCGGCTTACCAATACTTTGTAAGTCAAGGCTTTGCTCCACATCAAGCAGCGGCTATCGTAGGTAATCTAGCCCAAGAATCAGCAGGTAGAACTACGGCTGTTGGAGGGAATGTACTTCCTAACGATCCTCATTCTGTTGGGTTAGGGCAATGGAATAGAGAGAGACTCTATGGCGGGAAGGGCTATGTCGGTTTAATACCCTTTGCCAAACAACGCGGGTCTTCGCCAGAAGATTTGCAAACGCAGTTAGATTACGTCATGCAGGAACTGCGTGGCCCAGAACGGGCGGCATATAATAGCTTAATGCAGGCGGGGTCTTTAGAGGAAGCCACTAGAGTCTTCGGTAAAGCCTATGAACGCCCCAGAGAAAAATATGCTGATTATGGCAATCGTATTGCTCAGGCTAGAAAATACTTAGGTGCCGAAACTCCTGACCTCGTAGTAAGCCAAACTCCACAAGGACTACAGAAAACGCAACAAGAGTCTCCATACTATCCCGTTCGTTTGAGCGATGGTCAGGTGTTCGATGTAGAAAAAGGCATGGGGCTGGATGAAGTCGCTACCATGCTCCAGCAAAACAACATCAATGCTAAGCCTCTACGTTCTTACGTGGCTCCTGATGGGCAGGAGTTCGATGTTGAATACGACATGACTGATGATGAAATTCAGAACATGTTGAAAGGGCAGAAGCC